AGTGGTTACCCGTGGCCGACGCCTTGCGCACCGCCTGGACCCACTCGTCCCCCATCCGACGGTTCCGGGGGGCGCGGGGCCGCTGGGAACTACTTGCGGGCTAGGCCGCCACTTGATATGCCCTCGCCCATCCGGTTGGTCCCTGGATGACCCAAGCCCGCCGCCGTGGATAGAACCCGGCGGCGGCTTCGTTTGATCGTCCTCCGACGGTGGTTATGGTTGTGCCGTCCTGTTGGAGTAGCCGGGTACGCGACCGGTGAAGCTCGCCAAGAAGCGCAGGGCTGGTCAATCGCCTCCCTTGAAGGAGGAAACGAGAGCCGCAGGGCACGACTCTGCCGCAGCGCGCCGAGCAATCGGCGCGATTGCGTTTCTAGACCAGGTACCCGCCCGGCAGCCAATCGTCGATCCCCGGCATGTCATAGGGCGGCGGGATGTTGATCGGCGCGATGGGCGAGATGACGACGTAATCGCCGGGGTCCGCATAGGGCGGCAGCGCTGACGGAGGCGTAATGCCAGCCCCGGTGTAGAATGCGGCATAGAAGATCTGGTCCCAGGCATTAAAGCCAAAGCCGCTCATCATCGCGGCGGTGACCGTGGCTGACGTATTGCCAGCACCAGTCGCAATGACCGTAAATACACTGCACTCGAATGTCACCGGATCTGCCAGCCCGGCCCACACCGTCCACCCGCCACCAAATAAATCGTTGCCGAAGCCTACATCGATATCGCCGCCCAGATAGCGCAGAAGGCGGTATCCAGGGCCAGTGCTATCAAATATGTACGACTCGACCTGCGGCAGCCGTATGTCGGTCTCGGTCAGGAAGGCGAAGTCAGTAGCCGACCATAGGTAAGGTGGCTTGCGTATCTCCGTGACCGTATTGCCGGTGACGATCGGCCATCGCGTCTCGTCGGCCAGTTGCTCATATACAGGAGTGAAAGGGAAAGCGGGGTCGATCACGGATGCGCTGCCTACGCTTGTCACGTATGGGGTGAGGCTGCCCACGAAGTTACCATATACCATGCCGGCCCAAGGCGCTCGCCCGTTACGTGTAACTGATGGCCAATCCACGAGGTTTGGATCGCACAGGAAATAGGTGTAGTTGGACCCGAATAGCGGCGTTGATCCGAGAATGCCCACGGCGGTAGTGCCATCGCGGAGCTGGGCCATCCATGTCGGCGCTGGGCCTGGGGAGTTCGCTTGAACGAACCGCTGGATACGCAGCGCCCGCCCGTCGAGCGCAGTAGTGCCGAGCGGGGCTGCGCCGTCGCTGCGCCCTGGACGAATAGGGAACCCGGTCGCTCGACTAGGGGCGCCGGCTGGGCGGCACGGCTTGAGTACGAAGGCCATTAGCCGAAGTCCGGTATCACCGCGGTGATCGATGTCCCATCGGCTAGCGTCACGGGTCCGGTGCGCGTCGAATAGATCATGCCTTCTTGGGCCGACGGGATCCGCGTCGGGTTGTCAGTAGCCGATCCTACCAGCAGAGTGGCCGTTCCCGCACGGCCGTCATTGACCACCATGACGCGCTGATATCCGGCCGCGCCAAACTTCGTGCCGTAGCCCAGCCCGGCTGGCCATGCGGTGATTGCTGGTGACGGGGCCAGGAACTCGGCGCCGGTAATCGGATCGCATTCGCCAGGATCGTAGACCTGGGTCGTAATCCCGCTCAGAATCCCAGTTTGTTTGACGATACCGTAGGTAGTGACGAGGTTGTAAGTGCCAAGCGACTGACCGCCGACGATGTAGACCGAGGAAACAGCAGCAGCGGCTCCACCAAAGCGCACCACTGCATATCGGTCACCTTCGTCATCGGCCTCCCATAGAGTCGTCAGGCCGGCAGCAGCGATGAGGTCGGCGTTGTCGTCCGTCAGTCGCGCTAAGCACACACCGGAAACATAGATCTCACCGGCGCCGTTATATGGGATGAGGTCGACGGCGACGCCAGCATTGACCGGATCGGCGGTGGCATCCTCGATGAGCACGACCTTGAAGGCGCGCTGATTGAGCAGGGCGAATGGATCGTCGTCGGGCACATCCTCCAGCGAGACAGGAGCGCCAGCCGGGATGTCATCCCCAGTGGTGTTGATGGCGAAGGCGCGGCCGGCCGGCTCTGCCAACGCTTTGCGCGGGAAAGATGCCAGGCCTTCGACGCGCCTGGCGAGGGCATCGCTCGCCCCTGAGATCCACCGTCGGACGTTGGGCGCTGTGAGGCGATCACCTTTTTTTGCCCCGGGGAAGTTGTTGGGGTTGCCCATGTCAGTTAAGCGGCTGGGTGCCGATGCCGAGAACGGAGAAGTCGAGCTGGGCATAGACCGTTGCGACGTGGATCGCTGTCGGCGCGATCTGTACCTTGGTGTTCCCGGCTAGCGGCTGCTTCGTCATCTCGAACCAGATGTACTGCCATCCGAGCTTGGTCACCGCCGCCGCCTGCAATCCGCCTTGAGCGTTGGCGATGGTGAACGGCTGGGCCACGAACCCCTTCCGCACCCGGAACCGGAACGACACATACCACCGCTTGCCACGTTTTGACGCGCTGGCCCCGTCGAACAGGACGCTGCCGATCTCGAACTCGCGCCAGACCGCCGAGTTGACCTTCTTGACGTTGCTCGCCAGGTTCGACCGGAAAGACGGCGTAAACTGCGCCTCGGTGAAAACGTGCTCCTCGGTGAACTCGACTACCGGAGAGTCGATCTCCAGACCCTCGACCTGCTGCCCGTCGAAGTTGATCAGCAGATCCTGGCCGGCCTCGGGCGCGATGCCGTAGTGGGTCTGGCTGATGGCCAGGTCGACGTGTTCCGATTCGCTGGTGAACTCGTAGGCATAGGTGGCCTCCGCATCCCCACCGCTCGACTGCGGCTCGACCGGCTGCTGGTAGTCGACGGTGAGTTCGACGATGTCCATCTCCGTCATCTTCACGCCGCCGCCACCCTTGGCGTACATCTGCAGGTCGCGGCTCTGCACGACGAACGTCGGCAGCACGTCGTCCAGGTCGCCAATCTGCGGACCGATATCAAGGCAGTCAGTGGTCTCGAAAGTGCCGACGATGTGGAAGACCCGGGTGTAGCTGAGGGTCGTGCCGCTCTGCTTCACCCGGCGGCCCTTGTACCACTCGCGCAGCTCGATCGGCTTGAGTTGGCCGTTCGGGTCCTCGTAGGTAGTGAGGTGCGCGCCTCCGGGGGTGGGGCTAACGTAGAGGCCGACCGTGGCGCCAGCGACGAACGTCATCGCCCCCGACGGCGTAGGCGTCAAGGTCACGGAGACGGTGCAGCCGCCGGCGTAGGTGGTCATTAGGCGCTCGTGGCGCCGCAGGTGTAGGTGACGGCGATGACGTCGGTGTTCACGACCGACCGATCGCCCTGGCTAAATAGCGCGGTGCAGAACAGCGTCCCGGTCGTTCCGCTCTTGGTGCTGTCGCTGATGAGGAAGGCGCCCTTGATCGTCTTGGTGGCGTTCATTGTGAAGTTCACGACCGACGAGTTGGCGATCGACTGCGAGGCGGCGGCGGCTGGTCCCCAGGCCGGACGGGTGGCCGCGGTATAAGCGGCAGACTCGGACCAGCCGGCATGGCTGGACGCGGTGTCGGCCGCGGCGAGGGCGGTGTAGCCGGAGCCGTCGATGAGACTGATGTACCAGGTCGAATTGGCCTGCTGCCGTAGGTAGACGTCGAGCAGGTTGGTCAGGCCGGCATTCGTGACGCCGTTCTTCGCGCGCTCAGACCACTTGAGGCGGCCGGTGGCGTCGCGGCATTCGATGGTGAAGTGGCCGCCGATGGCGAGGGGAGACTGCATGGTGATCCTTAGCCGACGGGCACGCCGCCGACGATGTTGTCGTTGAGTTCTTCGAGTTGCTGAGCGATCTCCTTCTGCACCTCGAGCTGTTCCCGCTCGATCGAGAAGGTTCCGACTGACCGGCCGGCGGTGTCGCTGGCGAAGGTCCCGCGCGTACCGGCGGATGCGAGCTTGGCGATCTTCGACGGGGCAAAGGCGCCCTCGCCACTAAAGAACTCCGTCGCAGGGTCTAGGGCGCGCGACAGACGGTTGCGGAAGTCGAGCTTGGCCGCGTTGTCCTCCTGGAGTTGACGGCCGGCGCCAGAGAAGAGATCGCCGACGAGTCCAGGCGCCTGCTTGAGGCCGGCCGCGAGGGCGTCGACGAACGGCTGGGCGGCGGAGCGGAACTGTCCGGCTTTCGCGTCCTTTGCGGCCTGCGCGGCTGCGTCCGCCTCGGCCTTCTTCTGCGCTGCGGCGAGGATTGGATTGACCAGCGACGATACCGATCCGGGGCCGGTGGCGGCGAGGATGCTGTCCGAGGTGTTGCGCAGGCGACCGGCGGCCCCCAACGCTACGTCGTTGATCTCCTGATCGGTGGCCCCTTCGCGCCTGGTGAAGTGGTCGACGACCGAGGTGATGAAGGGGAATAGCTCCCGGATCTTCGGGCTCAGCTCCAGGACGCTTGCGCCGACCCTAGCGAAGGCGGCGGCCACATCGCCGAGGGCCGTGACCACGCTGTCGAGTATCCCGACGAGACCAGTGAAGGAGTCCTTCACCACCTGACCGAGTCCTCCGCCCTGGGTGACGAGGTCGGTCAGCTTGTTGGACAGGGCTTCGAGGATGGGGGCCGCCGTGATCCCGAGCTGGATGAACGCCCCGTGCAGCGTGGCGCCGAGCTTCGATGCCGCGTCATTGGCCGCTTCGACTTTGAACGCATCCACGCGGGAGAACGAGATGCCCAACTTTGTCGCCTCCTCTGCGGCCTGGGCCAGTCCGTCACGACCGAGGGCGAGCACGGCGGAGAGCTGCTGTCCGCTCTTGCCGAGGAGTTGGGTGGTGACAGAGGCCCGAAGCTCGGCGCTCTGGACATGCTTCAGTGCCTCGGAGATCTCCGTGAACTGCTCGGCGGCGCCTTTGCCAAGGAGACTGGCGCGGCTCAAGCCGATGGAGGCGAGTGCGCTATCGACCTCTGCACTGCCTGCGCCGAGATTCTTGGTCAGCTTGTCCAGCGCTCCCGCAAGCGTCTCGATGTCGGCGCCGCCCAGGTTCGCCGCATGCTGCAGGCCGATCAGCTGCTCAGTCGTTGAGCCCAGTCGGTCGGCGAGCTTGGCAGTGGTGTCGATCCCTTCCATCGCTTGCTTCGTGAAGTGCACCAGGGCGCCGATGGACCCGACGCCGGTGATCGCGCCGAGCAGCCCAGTCACCTTGGCCGTCGTGCCGGTGAGCGCGCCAGTAACAGACGAGGCGAAGCTCGACACCGTCTTCCGGGCGCCCATCAGCTTGGCCGCGAACTGGCCGGTCTGGGCGGTCAGGGCGACGGCAAGATTGGCGATGAGTGCCATGTCTCAGCGGCCCTTGCGCCGGGCTGCGCTGCCCTGGGCGATGGTGAAGGCCGCGTCGATCTTGGCCTGGAGCTCCTCGGGCGAGAGCGGGCGGCGATCAGCCTGGTACATGAAGTCGGCCGGCGTCATGGCGTGGGACCCGCGACCACGAGCCATATTGTAGACGGTGCTGGCGATGATGCCGGCCTGCAGGTCGTGGCGCTCGGTGCCCCAGGGGTCGACTTCGTAGTAGGCCGCCCACATGGTGAACTCCCGCGAATCGACTGCGGCTTGTGTTTCACGAAGGGACCTGCCGAGTTGGAGAGCGAGGCGGAGCCAGAGCCTCAGCTCGGGGCGCCGGCGGATTCCCCCACGGCGGCCTTGACCTCCGAGTCGCCGACGCGGTTGAAGGCCATGCCGACCTCGAGGATGCGGGAGAGGGCGGTCGCCGACTGGGCGCCCAGATGGGGGGCGTCCTTGTCGGTATAGATCCGGCTGCCGTCCTCATGGCACAGGACCAGGGCGGCGAAGCGGCCACGGAAGTTGGGGGCGACCTTGCCCTTGTTGCTGGTGATCTCGGCCTCGAGCGCGTCCCGCTCGGCGCCAGTGATCACGCGCACGAACGCCTCGCAGTCCCATTCAGGGATCTCGATGCGCTCGACCTTCACGGGCGGCGGGGTCAACAGGGTGTCACGGGTCAGGCGCTTCACTTGGTCGCCCCGCTGTTGCCGAGCATCAGCTTGATGGCGCTGGCGCTGGTAGCGACGCCGATGATCGCGACGCGCCAGCCGGTGACGACATCCGCGTTGGGGGCGATGCCGCCTGGGGTGGCGCTGGCCACGTAGACCAAGCCGGCAGTGGGAGCGGCACCCGCACCGATGGTCAGCGAGCCGCCGGTCTGCACCGTGAGGCGCTGGCCGGACGAGCAGCTGTTCATCGCGATGACCGGCGCCCGGGTATTGGCCGTGGTGTCATTGGCGTCGAACAGCTTGTAGGTGCTGGTGGTGGGGTCGAGGTAGACCACCTGGCCGGCAGTGATCGATGCGCCGGCGGTGCCGTAGCCGAGCTGGGCATCGGTGCCGGCGAGCACCTGGGTCGCGGTGACGGTGAGATCTGCCATTGGATATTCCTTACGCCGCCGCGGTCTTGGTGATGTTGCCGGAGAGCTTGATGGTGAGGCTGGCCGTCATCTTGTCCTCGAGCGGGGCGGTCGGGCTGTGGCCGGTGACGAAGCCCGAGCAGGCCCAGGTCGCGCCAGTGCTCAGGCCGGCGGGGACGGGGTAGGTGATGGTGATCGTCTCCAGCACCTCCTGCGCGAACATCGGAACGGTCAGGCTGGGGTCGAACATGATGTCGAGGGTGATCTCGCCCGGATCGTAGAGGTCGCCGGGGATGAAGGTCTTGCCGCCGGTGGTGAGGAGATGGGTCGTCTCGATCGGATCGCGGCTGGCGTTCGGACCGCTGATGTTGGAGACGTAGGCATTGAAGCCGCTCGTCCCGAAGGTCACACTCGCGCCAGTGCCAATATCGACGGGGTTCGGCATACGGTCCTCAGTTAGTATGAAGGAATGGACTGGAAGACGTCTAGTTCAAGTTCCTTGGAGAACATGAACACGGCGAGTGGCTTGGCGGGATCGGGGTAAATCACGCCTTCGGACTCGTTCACGATGTGCAGGCGGCGCACGTCATAGGAGTCGGTGCCGACGGCCACCGTGCCGCGGTAGGCGTCGCAGGTGAGTCGCAGCGCCTCGCCGATCTCCTCCATCTGCGATGCCTTGTCGCAGTAGCACTCGACCAGCACCCGGCCCTGCCAGAGGCCGCCAGCCCCGAGGAGGTGATGCACGGGGGCGCCCCCGACGATGCCATAGACCAGGTACGGCCGTGGGGTGTTCTGCGGGGCGTTGAGGTGCCATACCCGCTTGCCGTCCGGACCCAGGAGATCGGCGCGGGTGGCGACGGCGCTGGTCAGGATCCGGACGCGGACGACGGCGGCGGGGGTGCTCATCGCTTAGCCCGTGGGATGAACTTGCCCTGCTCGTCGCGACCCTCGAACGCCTCGCCCCTGCGCTTTGCCTCCTCCTTCTTCGCCTCGCGCTCGATGAAGACGCCCAGGTTCGTGGCGAGCAGGGCGACCACGGCGCCCTGATTGGCCTCGATCGCTGGCTTGAGGAAGGGCATGGCCGGGACATTGCTCAGAACGAGGCCCGTGCCGCTCTTTCGCTCGAACCCGAATCCCTTCTTCTTGAGGCCGACTTTCAGCGAGTGGCGAGCGACGACCTTATGGCCGCCCTCGATGATGTGAGCGTAATAGACTGGGTCCCGCTTCCGTCCGCCGAACTGGCCAGCGAACCCGGAGCGCGGCCCGACAATGAAGGCCACGTTCCCATCCTTGCGGTAGACCTTGACCTTGACGCCAATCGAGTTGCGGAGCGCGCCCGATTCGGCTGGTGCGTTGGCCTTTGCCGTCGCAACAACCGGGGCGAGGGCCTTCTTGCCAGCGCTCAGGAGTCCGCGGCGGAACACCTTATCCGGAAGCGCTTGAAGCTTGGCGATGAGCTCGGCCTGGCCGGTGATGACGACGGTCGGCTCGCTCACGGGATTTCTTCCCGGACCAGGAGTTTCATCTCGATTGGCCGCGATTCGGTAGGCATCACGGCCTCAATCGCGAACTCGCGTTGGCCGAACATGATCCGCCACTTGTGCTGGAGATCCCGGTAGAAGCGGATCGTCACCAGATGCGTGGCCGTCGCCGCGACCTGCTGCGCCTGGAGCTGCTCCCGAACGGTGAGCGGCTCGACCGACCCCCAGACCGTGGCGGCCGTGGCATAGGTCACGTCGGGGTTACCGGCGTCGTCGGCCGGGGTGTCCGTCGGTGCCTGCAGGTGCAGGCGGTGGCGCAGCTTGCCGGCCCTCATCGCTGGGTCATCACGCGGAAGGGCGCGATCAGGGACTTCACGGCGAACGGCAACTCGGTGACGATCGTACCCACGACCACCGCCTCGCGGTTCTCGAACCAGTGCGAGACCAGGAGCAGCATCGCCTGCCGGAGCGGGCGGGGGACGCTGGAGCCAGCTGCGCCATAACCGGCGGTGTAGGTGATGGTGACGGCGTTGAGCTTGTCGGCCTGGGTGTCTGGCCATTCAAGGTCGACGGCCGGCACCAAGCGGCCGGGGAAGCTCTTGGCGTCGACCTGGTAGTCGGATGCGGAAAGGGTCTGCGCCGCCCCGTTCTCGTCGGTGTAGGCGATGCTGGTGATCGCGGTGATCGGCGGCCGGGGGAGCTCGATCGGCTCGGACCAGTTGCGAGGGAAGCCGTCCAGGGTCAGCTCCCAGGTGGCCGTGATCAGCTGGAGCTGGGTCGCCTCCTCCACTGCGCCACGCGCCGCGGCGATCAAGGCCTCGACCGTGGTCTGTTCGTCGGTCGAGTCCAGGCGCAGGTAGAGCATGGCCTCAGCCCAGAGGATGGGCTCGACTGCGGGATCCGAGGTGCGGCGGAGGGTGAGTGGCATTAGCCCCTCTTCTGATCCTGGGCCGGGTAGCGCCCAGAGCCGAAGGCCTGGAGCGCCTGTGAGTTGCGGTCGAGAGCGTCCTTGACGGCCACCATCACCGCGTGCTGGCGCTCTCCGGCGGCGATCTGCTGGGCGATCACGCCGGCCTGTAGTGCCTCGATCTTCGCATGGGCGGCTGCGGTCTCAGCGCGGGCGCTTTCGAGCAGCGCACTGAACTTCTCGGCGTCGGAAACGCAGCGCGCCTCGCCTGCTGCGATGCGCTTCTGGAACTCACGAGCGCCCCAGAGGAGGCAGAGCACCAGGGTCCCAATCACCCATAGGGCGATGCTCTCGCCATTGAGGCTGGAGGGCGCCAGGGTACCCGACTCGCTAGCCACCAGAGGCGCCGACGCGGGAACCACCCAGGCGGTCACGGAACCCGCACCGACCCCCCCCAGGAGGGAGAGTGCGGCCCAGGACCGGCGCGACAGCGAGCGGATGCGGGGAAGTGCCATGGCTCAGGGCTTCGCGCCAGCCTGCTCGCTGGTGACCTTGTTGTCGCGCGCGGCCATGAGGCCGAGGGCAGCGAGGGCGGCGGGGACCTCGGGCGGGATGTGGATGCCGGCCAGTGGCGCGGCAGCACAGGCGAGGGTGGCGATTCCGGCGACGGTGGTGCGCCAGGACTTGAAGAATTTCTTCACGGCTTGCTTTCGGGGGTGGGCGCCGGGGCCGGCGCAGGGATGGGGCGGACGACGGCCTGGAGGGTCTGGAGCGCCTGGAGCAAGGCCTGCGAATCGGCGAGCTTCAGTGGCACTTGCGCGGCCACCTGCGCGACGATCTGGAGGGCATCGGCCGGGGTCTTCGGGTCGAGCGGACGCGGGGCGTCCTCGGCGAAGAGGGCGCAGGCAATGAGGCAGAGGAGGATATAGCGCATGGATTAGCTCGGGGTGTAAGCGGAGACGTAGGCTGACCAATCGATATTGGTAGCCAGCGCGCCGGTGACCTGGATGACGATATTGCCGCTGGATGCGACTGCCGTGGCGGTCCAAGCAGCCGCGCCCGCGTCACCCACTGCAAGGAGCGAAGCAACTGCGCCGAGGACGGTGGCCACGCCACCGACGCTCTTGGCTCCGACGCTGAACTTGAAGCTCTTGGAGTTGCCGCCGGAGTCGCGAGCGACAACGAACACGTCGATTGACGCGTTACCTGCCGTTGGCAAGGCGATGGTGAGCAGGCTTAGTGGAGTGGCATTGGTGGTCGCGCCGTCTTGCCGGTAGGTCTGGAAGGGCCATGCGCTGAAGGTCATGTGTAGCTCACGGGGGGCCGAGGGTGGTGACGGTGCCGGACGTGCCGCGATACTTCAGCGCGCCCGCCTCGACGTAGAGGATACCACCGCCAGTGGGGTTGCTGGAAGGAACGGTGCCGGTGCTAGTGATGAATATCACGTTGCGACCGCCGCCATAGGAGCCTGCGCCGAAGAAGGACACCTGGGCGCCGCTTCCGTCCGTATCAAGCCGGAAGGCTTCACGAGCAGCAGTGTCATATATCGAGAAGGTCGCGCGGGCGGCACGTGAGGCGTGCGTGGCTGTCACCCATGACACCTGGCGCTGGTACGCACTCTGGTTATCGGTGGTTGAGCTTTCCAGGGTTACCAATTCAGATACACCAAAGCCCGCAGCAGCAGTGCCCGTCGAATTAGCGCCCCACACTAAGCCAGGCGTAACAGCGTTAGTGGTAGCTGTTGAACCGATGATCTGCATTACTTCTGAGGTGTTTATATAGCTCGTCGAACCTCCAATGAAAACAGTCCCATTATGGTTGATAGCCATGCGGTCCGTAGCCGAAGCCGCGCCATCGGCGGTGGTGGCCAGGACGATCGTCCCCGGCATGTCGCTCGCGCCCGGCGTCGCGCTCGAATAGGCATAGATGCGGGCAGCAGTGCGGAACTGCGATCCATCCGATCCGTTCCACGCAAGGTTCCCCAGGATATCACCCGGCGAGACGATGGTGTGGGTATTCACCGAACCGCCACGGGACTTGGTGAAAATCCAACTCGGTCCGCCAGTGTCGGCAACCCACTGACCGATCGCGGCGGTAGAGCCGGCGGTGGAGGCCGCATTGATCTGGAGAGTTGGGGTGATGAGAGTGGTAAAGACCAACGCCTGGGCGCTGGTTGCTGAGCCAAGCTGCGCACGTCCAGAGCCCAGATAACTGGGATCGGTCGAATCGTTGTAGAGGCACCACGTACCAGAGCCGGCAAGTGAGCTGGTGGTGCCGTGGTACCATCCCATGTTGGAGGTGGCGCCTGCCGTCTGCGTTCGGCTCTGGAGTGTCGCCGTGCGAGTGATCGTCGAGCCTGCACCCTGGGTGAAGGCCTGCCCCGAGTGGAAAGAGACCATATCCGCGGTCGTATAGGAGGCCGCCGCAGTCGCCGGATTGGCGTAGTACGCGACGGTCCGCACGGTGGCCGTTGAGTTAGACGCCTGGTCCGCCGCCATGTTGTATTGGCTGGTGGTGGCGAGCGTGCTGGTGCCGCCGGTGATGCCCAGGTGAGCGGCAGACGACAAGGCGCCGATGCCGAGGCGCTTACCTGATGCGATCGTGGTATCGCCGCTGAGGGATACTGCGCTCCCTCCGGTTTGGGTGATACCGCCGGCATGGGTGAGCAGACCGGTCTCGTCGATCGTGGTCCGCAGCGTCGAGGGATCGCCGGTATAGAAGAGGTGCGAGCTGCGGCCGGCGGTCGAGGAGACGCGGGCCGAATACACGAGCGGCCCGGCCTGGTTGAAGGGAGCGGATCCGGTGCCGTCCGAACGGATGATGGAGCTATAGCCATTGCCGCTGGTGCCCGGCGCGGAGCCAGCGTTGTTGAGGGTCAGCGAGGTGCCGAAGAACAGCGGACGGCCAGCTGCGATCGTCAGCGCGCCCGCGGAGGCATTGGCGAACGTGAGCGGAATATCGATCAATGCTCCAGAGGCGTCATAGGCAGCGATGACGAAATTGTGCGATGCAGCCGAACCCTGCTTGAGGAGTTGCCAGCGCAGGGCGGAGTTGGTCGAGGTCTTGAAGTTGATTCCGCAGGCCGTGGCGTCGATGGCCTGGAGGTTCAGCGACGCCCCTGCGGTGTAATCGCCAAGTGCCAAGCCTCCGGTGCCATTGTAGGTAAGCAGGGCATCACCAGTCTGGAGTCCACCGGTGGTGTAGTAGACGACTCGCCCGCTGGTGCCCGCCGAGGCCGAGCCAGCCGCCACCACATCCGCATCCGGCAAGGTGAACGTGCGCGAGGCGGTGAGCGTGGTCGGAGTGATCGAGGCCGTGTAGGAGGACGTGCCACCAGCGCGGCCGAGCAGGCCCACGCCGTCCTGCGTGGCCGCCTGGCGGTGGATGAGCGCACCCGCCGCCTGCACCTGCTGCTGCGCGGTGAAGGTCTGGGCGAGGTTGAGCGCTGCGAGCGTGCCGGTGACGGCGGGGAAGGTCGCAGTGTAGCTGGCGCCGGCCGCAGGGGCGAGGGTGGTGTAGAATGGTCCGGCGATGGGCAGTCGGATCTGATCGCCGGCGAGGATTGGCGTCGGCCGATTGCTGGCATCGAGCACGAGCGGCGACTTGTCGGCGCCCCAGGCCAGGCCGGCGAGAGCGAGGAGAGTGGCGAGCATGTGTTTCATGAGAGTTGCATCGTCGCCCAGTCGGGCTGGAAGTAGAGGACGGTGGAGGACACCCAGCGGCCGATGATCTTGCTGTAATTGGCACTCGGCACGGCGGTCGTTGAGGCGCCGTAGGTCGTGGAGACAAAGGCGATGGATCCGGCCGTGCCGCCTGAGAGGCCGGACACGAAGCCGACGGCGGTGAACATACCCGCAACGTTGGCTGCGATCCCGGCCGCGGCGCTGCAGATGAACTGCGCCTCCGCCTCCGCCGCGGTGCCGTTGCTCTTGGCCTTCCAAAGCTTCCCGTCAGCCGCCTTCACATAGCAGATGTCACCGAGGACCAGGAGCTCACCGGCGGTCATCGACCGAGCGACGGCGCCGGTGTAGAGCAGGGAGACCGAGGAGACATCGCCGATGGTGACGTTGATGTCAGGCGGCGGCGTCAGGGTGACGACGATGTCGGTCACTTGGTCGCCTCTTGGCTCAAGGTGACGGTGCCCTGCGCAATTCGGATGACGGTCACGCCGCTGGTGATCTCGATATCGTAGACGCCAATTGACTGCAGACGCTCGTCGACGTTGCTGGCTGTTGCGGCGAGAGTGAGCGCAGCGGTCTCGGCCGCGGTAAGGCTGACCGTGAACAGACCCCCGGGGAAGTCGGTGATCGTGACGGTCAGGGCCTGAAGCGCGGCAGAGTCGGAGAACTTGCGGCGGATCTTGCCGGCGATGGTGTAGCCGGTCAGGTTGTAGGCGACGCCACCCTGGGAGACGGAGCCTGATGCCGAATAGGTGGAGCCTTGGACCAGCGCGAGCGTGTAGTTCTGGACGGTCACAGGGCTTCTCTCAGTTGCGGGAATCCTTGCAGCGAATCCGCATCAGCCCTCTCAGACGGGCACTTCTTCCCAGATGAACTCGCAGAGCAGGCCCGAGGCGCCGGACGCCACACCGGTCTGGATCGAGACATTCGCGCCGGGGGGCACGATGATCGAGCCGTTGAACCACCGAGCCTGGGGCTCCTGGTGGGTGATCGTGGTGATCGCGCCGGTCAGCAGGGCGCCGAGGATCGACACGCCGACTGGTGCGGCGGGCAGCGTCGCAGCGAGGAGCGGCACGACGGTGGGCTGGCCGCCGCCGAGCTTGAGGTTGCGGTGCGCGGTGGTCAGGGTGCCGGTGACGGCGGCGGCGGTGAGGTTGGAGCCGACCGCGAGGAAGATCGCGCCGGCGGTGGCGGCCGAGACGATGCACACGGCGCCAGCGTACCAGAGCACCAGGTTGACGCCCGAACCGCTCGGGTTCGCCAGGGTCAGGACGGGGGTCGTTGCGCTGAGGCCGGCCTGCGAGGTCACGCCAGCCTGGTTGCAGACGGCGAACACCCGGCCGCGCTCGACGGCATCCTGGAAGAATGCCTGGGACTCGGCCGACCGGAGCGCCTTGTAGCGGCTCAGGGTCACGCCGGCGGACTCGCCAGGAGTGGCGGCGGCGCCGGTGGGAGCGGACACGAGGCCCTGGAGAACGGTGACGTCGGACATGGGATGGCTCCGGGAAGGGTGAGGGGTTACGCCAGCGCCGCGCCGTCGTCGAGCGGGACCCAATAGATGGACCACTTGACGGAGCCGGTGTTGGTGGCGCTGGTGCTGAGCTTGATCGTGCCGATGGGCACCACCTGGGGGCGCTGGCACATCGGGCCCAGGCCGGCATTGGCACCGACCAGAGCGTCGGCTGGGATGCCGGTGATCCCGTAGAGGCAGCCGACCTCATCGGCGGTGATGTCGAGCACAGCACACATGTCGACCGCGGTGCCGGTGGTCGGCGTGCTGACCAGCTTGGCATTGCAGGCCTGGGTCTGGATGGTGGTCGTCACCTCGCCGACCACGCCGAGCACGATGACACGCCCGCCGGTGATGGTGAACAGGGTGCCGGTCGTGCTGGCGGGGAGGCTGGCCGTGGCCTTGTCGGTGCGGAACCCGAACTTGGTCGCGGTGAACGCCTGCGCGTCGACGGTGCCGGGGGTAACGGGCATGGGGTGCTCCGGGTCAGGTCAGGGTGATCAGACGATGGCGGTCAGGGGCACCGAGTTCGGGAAGCGCGGCTCGCTGAGGATCCAGATGCCGCCAGCGGTGATGGTCTTGTTCGCGGTCTCGGCGATCACGGCACGCACGAAGAGGCCTCCCGAGACGGCAGCGGCCACCTCGGCGGCGGTCACCTCCAGCTCCCACATGACGTTCGCGGCCGGGAAGGCGGCGGCGAAGTTGTAGCCGGTGGAGGCGCGGGCAGCGGCGGCCGACCAGGTGTCGACCGAGGTGCTCGAGGAGCACACGCGCGAGCGGAAGGCCATCGCGGTGTTGCTGGCGCCCGCGGCTGTGGTGCAGGCCTCGACGGTGACGAGGTTGCTGATGCCGGCGTCTTCGATCGCGCCCGTGCAGATCAGCAGGGTGGCGCGCTTGTAGTTGGCCAGCGAGACGGCGTCGGTCGTGATGCCGTTGGAGAAGGCGTCGGCCACGGGGTAGAACGCCGTGATGAAATGCATGTTGCTGAGAAGGTCGTTGTTGCCCATGGCAGGCTCCGGATCTGGGTTGGTTGGTGGCTCAGGCGCGGGTGGCGAGGGCCACGAACGGCGACAGGGTGACGGTCGACTTCTTGGGGGTCAGGGCCGACTTCCACCAGGGCTGGCCGTCGTTGCGGACGGTGGCCTTGAAGGTGCGCTCGTTCTGCAGGAAGCGGACGTGGATCGACTCCTGCATGTCCATGCCCTGGAGAGTGCCCTCGAGGTACTGGGACCAGTTGCCGAGGATCAGGTCGCCGGCGGTGCCCAGGGTCGAGGCGAACTCGCTGTAAAAGATCGGGCGGCCGAGCAGGGTGTCGGGGCGATCGGCGACGATCGAGGGCATGTAGACGGGCGCGCCGCCGGTGCCCACGGCCAGGGAAAGCTTGGCGAGCTGGGGGAAGGTGTCGTGGTTGGCGATCCAGATGGCATCGCTGTAGCCCCAGCACCGCGACCGCATCTTCACGATGTTGTCATAGGTGATGGTGTTGGCGGCCTGGCCGGTCTCCTTGGCCTGGCTCACGAGGCACGGGGCGTTCATCACACCGAGGAACTGGCCGGCACCAGTGCCGAAGAGCTTCTCGTTGAGGATCACGGCCTGGTACTCGGACTGGAAGCCAGCGGCGATGAGGGCAGCGACGCTGATGGGGGAGTCGGAGAGCAGCTCCTCGGTCGAGAAGTTGACGCCCATGAGGCTGTTGGCGCGCAGGGACACCTGTTCGAACTGCATGCGGCTGTCGGTGCCGGTGGCGGTCTCGGCGCGGCGCGACCAGGTCAGTCCGCCGGTCACGCTCGAGGTGTGGTTCTTGTCGGTGCGGGCGGGGATGTTGACGATCGGGGTGCCCATCGGCACGGCCATCACGCGGCCGGCGGTCGGGTCGGCCTCGGTCGCCACGGCCAGCAGGTTGGGCGAGAAGCCCTGGGGGATCAGGAAGCCGCCGTAGGGGTCCTGGCCCTCGCTCTGCTCGTCGCTGCCGACGGCCGCCTGCAGGGGCACCAGGCGGGGGTCGACGGCCCGTCGGTTCTGGCCGGCACGCATCACGGCGCCGAAGAACTCGCGGGGGGAGCGGAAGCCGCGGTTGGGGTCGGTGGCGGCCAAGTCGCGCACGCTCTCGGCACGCGGCGCAGGCTGGCTGATCGGCCCATTCTGGGCAGAGCGGGGAGCGGGGATGTTGCCCATGGCGGCCAGCTCGGCGTCGATGTCGGCGGCCCGAGCGGCGGAGGCGTCCATGGCCTCGATCTGGCCCTTGAGCGCGGCGGCCTCGGCGGTCAGCGCGTCGACCTGCGTGGTCTCCTCCGCGGACAGTTCGCGGCCAGCGGCGGTCGCGGTGGCGAGGATGGCCTTGGCCTGCTTGAGCTTCTCGGCGCGGGCGGCTTGCTTCTGGGCTTTGGTCACGGCGGGTTCCTTGGGTCGGGCTGAGGTGGGAAACGAAAAAGACGAGCGAACACATCCCGGGATCGGGACAGTGCCGCGCTCGTCTCAGCGTGGAGGGCCGGAATGGCCCGGGTGCGGGTTGTCGGTTGAGTGGCGACTCTGCGCCGTTTCAACCTCAGCGAACGCCGGCCACCCTAGGCAAACGACATTTCGCGTTCAAGTTCCTTGGCGGAAGTTTTACTCCGCCGCTTCGATTTCCAGCCGCTGGGCGGCCTGCTTCGCGCGGGCTGATTGCTTGGCATGCGCGGCGAACGACGTCGCCGCCTTCTTGAGTTCCACCAGTGATTTATCGAACGATTCGATGCCGTCGACGAGTCCGTTCGCGAGTGCCTCCGCGGCGATGAAGACGCGGCCGTCGGCGATCTCCGCGAGCTTTTTGGCGCTCATGCCGCGACCCTTCTGGACGGCGGCGAGGAAGAACGCGTTGATGTCGTCGACCTGCTTCTGGAGATACGCGATCTGCTCAGGGGTGATTGGCGTACCCTCGGTGAAGGCGCCCTTCATCGACCCCGTGCTGATGACATGGACCGTCACGCCGGCCGCCTCGTAGGCCTTCGACCAGTCCTGGATGACCCCGACGACACCGATCGATCCGACCTCGCCAATCGCGTTGACGCTGATCCTCGATGTGGCCGAGGCCGCCCAGTAGCCGGCCGAGGCGAGAAGGTCGTCGGCGTGGGCGTGCACGGGCTTGGACTTGCCGGCGGCGCGGATGTCGTCGGCGAGCTCCATGGTGCCAGCAACGTGGCCGCCGGGGGTGTCCATGTAGAGCATGATCCCGACCGCGTCCGGGTCGGCGACGGCGGTGCGGATGGCGCGACGGATCTGCATCGTATTGGCCCCGCCATACTTGCTGTCCATCTTCATCATCGGGCCTTCGATGCTGATGATCGCGAGGCCGTCGTTGGTCACGGTGTAGAGGGCGCGGCCGCTGGCGGTGTCGGCCACCACCTTGCCGGCGAACCGGGGCGGCGCGGCAGCGGCCGGCGCGGCGGCGGCCTTCCAGACCCCGGCCTTGATGGCGCCGACCGCCTGCTGCAGCCAGGTCGGCTGCATGAGCCAGACCCCGATGTGATTGGCGAAGCAGGCGGGGTTATGCAGCGACATGGCTGGACTCCGGATAGGCGGCGAGGACGAGGGCGATCACCGAGTCAGCGAGGGCCTGGGGGGTGTGGTCGCTGGGGATACCGGCGGCCGACCGCTGGGCGGCGACCGCCTGATGGGCGCGACCGCTCCACTCGGCGGCGAACGCCTGCATGCCGGGCTCCCGCGCCTCGGCCCCCAGGACATCGGCGGTCAGGCAGACCAGCGCGGTCGTCAGGGGGCCGAGGGCGCCGAGGAGGTCGGCCGGCTGGGCGTCGTAGAACGCGGCGAGCTTGCCGGGGTCGGCGGCGATCCGGGTGATGGCGAGCGCCTCCTTGCGCAGGACCCGGTCGGCCTCGGCGACGAACGCCGGGCGGAGGGCCGTCACCTGCGCCTGCAGCTGGGCGCCGCGCTCGGCAGCCTCTGCGGCCGCGCCGTCGTCGGCTGGCGGTGCCGGCGGAGCGTCGGTAGTCGCCTGAGATGTGGTGCCGGGGGGTGAGGTAGCAGCGGTGCCGGAGGCGATGCGGTCGAGGGTCGACATGTTGGTCTGCATGAAGTGCTGCGCCGAGGCTCCGCCGGTGGGGTTGAGTCCCTCCATTTCGCGCACCTCGTCGGGCGACATAGCGCCGATGTTGACCATCGTGCGGTAGTAATTCGTTCGGGCATTGGTGTCGCCCATCATCAGGATGTCGGCGTCGTGGATCACCACGAGCGTCGGATCGGTGATGAGTTGGCGGCGGATCTCCGTCACCCAGCGGATCAGCCAAGGCAGTAGCGTGTCGGTGACGTGCTCACGGCCCTGGTGCTCGATGTTGCTGAACGTCGCGTGGTCGAGCTGCTGGATCTTGTGGGGCGCAACGCGCGCCCAGCGGCAGATTTCCTCGACTTGGAACTTGCGCGTCTCCAGGAATTGGGCCTGGTCCTGGGGGATGCTGATGGGGGCATAGGTCATGCCCTCCTCGATGATCGCGACCTTCTGGGCGTTCTTCGATCCGCCATAGGTCGCCTGCCAGGACTCGCGCAGGTTCTTGCGTGCGACCTCGCTCAGGGCTCCGGGGTGAGTGAGGATGCCCGAAGAGGTGGCACCCTGTCCGAAGAACGCCGCACCGAACGCTTCAGTCGCGAGGGCGAGGCCGATGGTCTCGGCGCCATACTGCGCGATGGAGTAGCCTAGGATGCCGGTGCCCATGCCGCGGAGGTGGAAGATCTCCTCCGGCCGGAAGTCGATGGCTGGTCCGCGGGGCAGAACCGATGCCTGCTCGGGATCGCTGACGACGCGGTAGACCAGGCGGCCATCCTGACGGAACAAGCGGACGCGACTGGGGTGGATCGGCCACAGCTCGACCAACTCGCCAGCTCCGTCGCGGACAATCTCAGCGTACCCATTGCCCCACCCTGCCGCCCACTGCGTCACGGTCTCGCGGAGGGTGTAGCCGGTCATCTCCGGATTCGGCCGCTCGAGCACCTTGGCGAGTTGGTGGTCGGGGAGGTGTTCCTTGCCTGCCGACTTCTTCCGGCGATAGACGTCGAGCGGCAGCTTCGCCACGTCCTCAGAAATCACGCGAATACACGCGAAATAGGCGCTCAGTGTCAGGGCGCGCGTCGGACTCACGGGCTCGCCGGCGCGGGTCTGTCGTCCACCGCCGAACTCCATGAAGCCCGAGGTCGGGCCGGTCAGCGCAGTGCTGGCACGGAAGGGCAGGAGCGTCGAGAGGTCGAACATTACTTCGCCTTGGTGGTTCCGAGGTTGACCGCGGCGAGCATGAGCATCAGGCCCAGGACGATTGGGCCGGCGGGGCGCCAGGCCGCCCAGGCGCCATAGGTCACGAGGGCGACGCCAGAGACGGCAAGGATGTTCGTCACTAGGATCTTCACAGGACCTCGAGGCCGCGCGTCTCGTAGACCGATTTGCCGCTACCCAACTCGCGTGCCATATGGCCACCAATGCCCATGATCAGTGACACGATACCGTCGATCTTCTCCATGCTCTTGCTTTTGGAGGGCTTGAGGTTGCCGGCGGCATCAGATTCGGTCGTCACGTTGGATGCGTTCCACCTGAGCACTGGATGGCCCCCATGCGAGAGAACACCCCCCAGGACCATCCGTTCAAGTTCCTTGGTTGGTGCGTTCATCGAGATCATGCCTTGCCGGAACGCGACCACCTTATGGCCGTCCTGGGTCAGTTGGTTGCTGACCTGGGTGCCGGCGAAGGGGTCGAAGGCGATCTCATTGATCTTGAATCGCTCGGCGAGTTCGCCGATGAACACCCGGATGAAGTCGTAGTCGACGACGTTGCCGTCGGTGAGGATGATTGCGCCCTCCCGTGCCCAGGCCAGATAGGGCACCCGGTCGCGCGCCTCTCGGGCGAGCGCCGCCTCGCGCGGGACCCAATAGAACGGAACCGCTACCGGCCGGCCGTCGTTGGGGAAGAATAGGACCAGTGAGCAGAGGTCGGTCGTGGCGGCCAGGTCGAGACCGGCAAAGCACTCGCGCCCCTCCATGGCTGCGGCGAGCTCCTTCCAGTCGACCTCCCCGATCCCGCGATCCCATTTCTCCATGGACAGCCAGCGGTTCGCCTGCTCGGTGATGATGTTGAGGTGAAGCCGCTTGAAGGTGTTCTCGCGGGCGGGTGTGTCCTTCGCCTTCTGGCATTCCTCGCGCAGGAACTCCGGCTTGACCGAGATGCCGTAATTCGGATTCGCCTTCTTCCACGTCGCCTCCGCCGTCCAGTCGTCCTCTCGGCCGGCCTCGTAGACCACCGGCAGGAAGGCTGAGTCGGCGATGACCCCGTCGCGCACCTGGCAGGCATAGCGGTGTGTCTCGTTGCAGATGGAGGGCCGGCCGTAGTCGGCGGTGGTGGTATAGATCGTCAGTGGTTGCCGACGCGCACCCATGGCGCTGGTCAGGGTCTCGGCGAGCTCTCGGTCCTTGTGCGCATGGAGCTCGTCGAGGATGACGCCGGATGGGTTGAGCCCGTGCTTCGTCGACGCCTTGGCGCTGAGCACGGCGTAGCGGCTGAGCGCCTCGTCGTAGGAGATGACGCGACGGAAGATCTTGCCGCGGCGTGCGAGTGCCTGCGACGCGAATACCATGCCCTTTGCCGTGTCGAAGCAGAGGGCCGCCTGCTCCTCGTTCGCGGCCGCGCTGTAGATCTCGGCGCCCGGCTCGCTGTCGCAGAACAGCAGATAGAGCGCAATGCCGGCGGCGATCGTCGTCTTCGCGTTCTTGCGCGGCACATAGATCAGCGCCGACCGGTAGCGGCGGCTGCCGTCGGTGCGCTTCCACCCGAACAGGTTGGCCACGATCCCTTGCTGCCACGCCTCGAGCACCAGCGGCTTGCCCGACCACTCCCCTTTGACGTGGGTCAGGCACTCGGGGAAGAAGTCGCACGCGAGCTGGGCCGTGTCGTAGTCGAAGATGCAGCCGTCGGCCGTGGCCCATGGGTCGTAGCCGGGCACGAGGCGAGTGACGGCGTCGAGTCGCCGGCGTTGTGGCTTGGTGGCCTTGGTGCTCATTCGGCGCGCTTCCCGAAGAACCGCTCGCCATCGATCGGCGCCGGGGCGTCTCCCTTCGCGGGCGCAGGTAGAGGGGGTGGTGCTGCTGGGGCTGGCTTGGCGCCGGGCATCCAGGCGACCGTGACGTTGAGGGAGGAGCGAGCGGAGGGGGTCAGACCGAGCCGATCCTCGCATTCCTTGAGGACCCTGGCGTATTCGGTTCGCATTCTGACCGCTGGATGCGGCCGCTTCATGCCGTTGGGCATCTGATACCATGCGCCCTCCTTCCGGATCTCGGCGTCGGACGCAACCCAGTCCACGTAGCTCTGGCAGTAGCGGGCGATCGTGGGGCCGTCGGCGACGGTCAGGATCCCCATCTGCTGCAGAATGGGGACGGTGTGGTCCCAGACCTCGACCGCCTCGGGGGTCAGCCACGCTGGGCGCTTCGGGGCCTTGCGTTCGGGGGTCGGTCCGACAGATGGCGCCCGGCCCTTCGCCTTCTTGGAGCCTCGGGCCTTGAGGATCTCGGTCGGGGTTCGGGGTGGGCCGCGCTTACCCATGGGAAGCTCCTGGATTTGTCGGGCAATCCGCGCCCGACTGGGGATAAAATGCGATTTGGAAACCGGTTCGCGATTTTTTTGAGTGGGGACGACGGTCAACGCCCCGGCGCCTGCCAGAGATAGAAACCGCCCCCACCCTTACAGGAAAATAAAAATTCCCGGAAAACTTTTCTGTGTATTTATTACGCACGTCCGAACCCTCCATCTTCGCGCGCCGTCTTCATGCTATGATGTGAATGGCACAGGCTCTGCAGGTTGGTTCCCGCATCCGTACCGCCCTTGGCCTTCGAGACGATATGATCGACATCGGTCGCTGCCTGATCGCAGCCAGGCGCCTGGCACATGGGGTGCCGGCCCAGGTGCCATAGGCGTATCCTCCTCCATCGGCGGTCATATCCCCTTGCTGCCGAGTTCGGCCGCATCTCATTCGGCTTCGGCTGCAGTGCCTTCATGCGCTGTGCATGGGTGATGGGCTTCATGGGCATGGGCTACCTCGGCTCCGTCGGCTGGGTGATGCGCTGATGGTCGCACACGCTTCGGACGTCGACGGCCAGGCGATCGGCGCTGGCCTCGTAGTCCTGGGCGGCCATCTCCATCTTGGCCACACCCTTGGGTGTCTTGAGCGTCGCCAGCAGCTTCCCGCTACCGTCGAGCGCCATGGTCAAAGTGGCCTCGGCCCCTACCTCCTGCCTGATCCGCTCGAGCACGCCGTGCACGTAGCCCAGGGGCTTGGCTGCCATGGCGTCACGCTCCTTGACGGCTTCGGCCTGCTCGCTCAGCAGGACGCTCAGGTTACGGGCGGTGTCCATCCACGACCTTTCCCGTGCCTGGAGACGGCGAATCACGTCGATCGCTTGGGTGGCCTTACTCCGCATTGGCCCGCCCAGATCTCCGGTCCCCGCCATGGGGACCCACCATGCCCCGCCGACTACAGAACACTCGGACGGTACTCTCGGTCACACCGGCGAGGGCGGCGATCTCGAATGCCGTGCACCCGTTGCTGCGCATCTCCCGCACCTGATCCAGGGTGAGCAGGCCGCAGCCCTGACCGGGATGGGGCTGGAATCGCCCCTTCTGGTCGGTTTGGCGGCGGATCGGCCAGTGGGTCGCCCATTCGGCCAGGATAGGGGGCATCTCCGTTGTGGCCTGGGTGAGCTCCTGCCAGCGGGTCCAGGCAACCTGGGGATCTCCGTAGTAGCGATTCGGCCGGCTGGGGATGGCCAGCACCCAACCGGCGCCCCCCATGTCGGGGTAGATCGTCGTGCCGTCGGGCAGGGAGAGGGTCCGATCGGCTCGGAAGGCGGCATGGGTAGCCCTGGCCTCCCTGGCGGCGGCCATCCGGTAGTGGTTCTGGCCATCTTCTGGTTCTGGGGGTAGCTGGGGCATGGGTCAGGCTCCGATCGTCGGTTGTGGTGGGGTAGGAACGGCAGCGGCGGGCATCTCCGGGGGTGGCTTGGCCAGGGCCCGCCGCCTCCCGATCTCCCTCCCCACCCGCAACCGCTCCAGGAACAGCCCCCTGGCCCGCTCCAGATCCCCGGCCCTGGTCGCGCCGTCGATCGCCTCCCTGAGCTCGCGGTCCTTGGCGAGCAGGCCGGCCCAGGGCATGGCCTCGGGGGTGGGGATGGGGCCTGCCTGTGGGGTGGTGGGAGGGTCGTGCACAACGCACCCAGACTGGACCAGTGGCGCAGGGATGGGGTCGCCTGGGGTCATGCTTCACCCCCAACGGCGGCGAGCGCGGCGAGGCAGATGGCGAGAGGCGCAGAGTCGGCCCAATGTGTCTGGCCCTTCCCGCCTGGCATGATCTCGCACATCCACGGCGAGTGGGGCAGTGTGCCGAGCATTGCCGCCATTGGGTGTTTGGCTGTGACTCGCCCGACGATCGGCGACCATTCAGGCTTGGCGTCGAAGATCTCCCACGCATGGGCGACGCTGGTCGAGGGGTTCCATGCCCGCAGCCCAATGAACGACTTCGGCGAGCAGTGCTTGAAGTGCCCATCGGCGTCGTGCCAGTTGCCGTCGCCCATGTCTGGGCCTGACGGCTCCAGGTGCCACCCCAGCACCTTCTCCGCGACCAGCCGATCGAGTTCCGGCCCGGCGACGTGCGTGCTCACGGGTTGCACCTAGCCGCGCACGCCGCATAGCCCGCGATGTCGAGCATGGAGTCGCGATGGTCCGGCGTCTGGGCCAGCCGTGCGACCTTGACCAGGATCATCATCTGGGCCACGTCGCCAGGGGTGAGGACAGGGTGCGCGGGGTGCATGCCGCGGCGACGCAGGTAGGCGCCCCACAGATCGGCGATCGTGGCGAAGTTCTGCTCGGGGTCGCCGTACGCCTTGCGTCGCTCGCCGGTCACGGCTGCGAGGGCGTCACGCAGGAGGGCCTCGTCGGCGGGCATAGTGTCGTCGGTGCTCACGGCTGCACCCCCGTCGCCGCCGGCTTGGCGAGCTCAGGATCGGCGAACTCGCCCAGGTTGAGCGCCAGTTCGACAGCTGGGTTGATCGCCTCGTCCCAATCGCTGATGGCATCGCGGGCGTTGGTCCAGTCGGCCATCTGCTCCAGGGCCTTAGCGAGGTTCGAGAGCAAGGTCGCGCTCTGCTCCTCGGTCTGCTTGAGTGCCCCGCGTAGGATCTCGACCATCTTCTCGTCCTTATGGCCCCCAACCTCCTCCAGATGGCGAACGAGTCCGATGTAGTCGCGATGGCCATCATGCAGGCTGCTCGCCATCCACTGGAGAGCGGCGAGAGCGGCGATGATGCGCTCGTGGGTGCTGGGTTTATTATTGGTGGTGCTCATGGTCATGTTCCTTTTCAGAACGGCGGTTCGACGTTGGGTTCGGGATTGGTGATGCGGTCGTGACGGGTGCGGCCGCTGCTGTGGGGCTCGGTCTGGTTCGGATCGCTGAACCGCTGCCCCTCCCAGGGCGTCCAGCGCAGCGCAATCCTGGGTGGAGCATCGGCGCGGCACTTCGTCACCTTCGCCTCGATCAGCGTCGCGTCGTCGCTCGGCCGCCAGAGGAACATGACGCCGTCGCTGTCGTCGCCGATCGACCCCGAGCCTTTGAGGTCAGTCGTCTGCGGCTCGGGCGGCCGTCTCAGCGTGCCGTCGCGGTTCCGTTCAACCTTGCGCGACTCGTTGTTCATCTGCGCCAGGAGCAGCACCGTCACGTTGAGTTCCCTCGCGAGCTGCTTAAGCGTGCGCGTGGCCTCGGTGAACTTCTCGTAGTCGGTGTGGCGCGGATTGGTCGGTCGCAGGAGCCCTAGATAATCGATGGCCACCAGCGACAGATTCGGGCAGATGCGCTTGCGGCTGTGCGACCACGCCACTACGTCGTTGACGTTCGCCTTGCCGCTATCCCGGATGGCAATGCGCAGCGGATCGAGCCAAGCCTCGACCTCATCGCCCATCGCTCGCTGAGCGTTGGTCATCTGGCCATCCTTGACCGCCTTGCGTGCGATCTTGAGGCGGCGGGCGATATAGATCTGCGCGAGCTCCTTACGGCCCATCTCCTGCGAGCAGATGGCGACGCTGCCAGGTCCGTGCATCTCGGCCGTCGCGGTGAGCGCGTGGAGGAGCAGCGAGGTCTTGCCGCAGCCAGTATTGGCAGCGAGCGTCCAGAGCTCTCCACGTCCAAGGGCGATCTGCTCGTCGAGGGCTGTGATGCCGTAGCAGGCGCCGCGAGGCAGCACGCCGGCGGTCTTGGCGGCGTCGTGGTCGATCAGAGCCGGACGGACCTCGATATGGCCGGCCTGCTCTGCCGTCTGCGCGGTGCATGCGCTGATAACCCGCTCGAGTATCTCCGGTGCCGTCTTGACCGCTGCTGGCCCCTTGAGGTCGTTGACACCCTGAGTCATCGCCGCGAGCAATACACGCTGCCGGTGGTGGCCAGCCAGGATCTCCGCATTGCGCCGGAGCTGGGTCGGGGTGATCGTCGACACGAGGGTGATGTCGAGCGCCTCGGAGTTGAATCCGCCGATCGCCATGAGCGCGCTATCCTCGTAGCTCGCGCCCTCGGACGGTGGGAGTTTCCCCTTGAGCCCGGCGTAGTCCCGCAGGCGTTGAATGGCATCGCCGAACCGCATGCCAGCGAGGGTCGCCATGACCGCCTGTGCCTCGACCTTCGCCCCCTCCACCGCCACCTGGCAGCAGGCGAGGGCGACGATCTGGTTGTTGCGGCCGTAGAACGCCAACGGGGTGCTGATGATCTCCATGACCATGTCCCAGGCGCCCGGAATCCGGCCATCGAGGACCGACGACAGCACGGCGCGCTCGACATGGGGGTTGTGGGTATGGTCGACGGTCACGGTGCCTCACCCGCGATCAGTTCCTCGCACACCCCGACATTCGCCCCGAGGACGATGGCGAGCTGCCGGTCGCTCCCCACCCCGCCTAGGCCGGTGCGCTTGACGACCTCGGCCCAGCCCAGGCGCTGGGCGATGGCCTGGGCCTGGGGCAGGATCCGGTCGTGCTCGGGGGAGCGCAGCGGTTGCTCGAGCGGCGCGGCCGCTGTGCTCTCCCAGGGCATGCTACCGGGCTCGACTCTGGCCACCGTGTTGCGCTCCCAGGTCCGGACAGCGCCCTTCCAGTCCTTCATGGCATTTCGCCCGACGCGCCATCCGTTGGCGGTGTAGTGGTTGTGCCAGGCTTCGGGGTCTACGCGGTTGCCTCGCTCCACGCAGTAGGCTTGGACCTCGATGAGGGTCGGGGGGGTGAAGCGCTTCGGGGGTGGTGCTGGTGGTGGCGTGCTAGTGGTGGCTTCGGTGACTTCCGCAGATTTCACCTGTCCTGTACGTACGTCTCGTCCGTCCGTCCGTCCGTCCGTACACCGCAGATTTGACCGATCTGCGGAATTTTCCGCAGATGGCGCCTGATCCGCCGCAGATTTGGCAGGATCTGCGGCGGATTCGACCGGATCTGCGGCAGGTTTCGGCGTCTGAGCGGGCGGCGCGCTGGTGGTGGCGGAATCACCCGCGACGACCTCCAGCCACCCGATTTTCGGGTCGGACAGGGCCTCGAACGTGCGGGTGAAGACCTCCTCGGGAAAGCCGATCTGGTCCTCGAGCGTGGCCGCGGTCCAGGGCTCCCCCTTGTCGTTCACCAGGAGCCCGCCGTTGCCCGAGCTGCCAGCGAGGAGGACGATGGAGACGAATGCCCCGTAGACGGTCGCGCCGTCAGGCAGGCGGGCGATCCGACGGAAGGCGCGGCTGTCCATGCGGGTGGGCACGCCAACCCATGGAAGGCGCTTCTTCACCAGCCGGGCAGTGTCCCGCTTGGTGAAGGTGTCGAAGTCCTTGATCCGATACGTGGTCATCTTGGCGCGCCTTCGGGGTACATGTACGTGGCATCGAATCGGTCGAGCATCTCGGCCCAGCGGTCGGAGACCTGGCCGGAGACGCGGCAGACGATGGAGGAGTGGGCGGCCGGCCACTTCCGGACCCGGAGGTCGACGACCTGGCTATCATCGATCCAGATGGCCCGGCTGGCGGTGACGGCGTCGAGCATCGGCTTGACGAGGTTGTCGACGTCGTACCGAGAAGGGCGGACCTGCGCCTCAAGCGAGACGGTGACGGGGTAGCCACCAAACTTCGGCCCGTTGTTGCCTGCGAAATCGTACTTGTCGTGCAGGTACTTGATGAAGGCGTCACGGTCGTAGGTCGCCCACTTCGCGCGATTATTGATCGTCGGCAGCAGGTTGAACGCCCAGTAGAAGATGATGTGCGTGCGGCGGCTCATGGCGTTCCTCCAAAAAGTGATTGCTGCTCGCCCGCCACCGCCGTCCGCACCCGCTCGGCCCATGCATCCCACCCGGCCTCGTCATCGTCTGCCGGGAAGGCCGGAACCCGCTCCGGCGCCAGGATCTGCCCCAGGCGGCTCCTACTCGTGAGCCCCGGCCAGTCTTCGTCCGTGGCCAGGAAGCCCTGCCCGTCCGCGTCCAGGTACACCGTCTGGCCGCCGAGCTCGCCAATGGCCCAGGCGTTGCCGTTCCCTTCGCCGTGGGGCACGCGGGACCGCTTGGGGTTGATGGGGCCGAGGATCACTCAATCTCCCCGACCACATCATCCCACCGAGCCGCTACGAGCTGGAGCTGCCGGCGCGCCTCCTTCTCGCGCTCGACAGCGGCCCGCATCTTCTTGCGATCGATCAGCCGATCGACGTGCTTGGTGATCAGGGCGTCGAGCACGGCTGGCTCGAGCGCATCGAGCTCCCAGGATTCACTACCGAAGTTCCGGACGTAGCTGGTCGAACGGCTGTCGGTGAGCTTGGCGGGGTTGGGCGGCGGGCTGTACTGGTCGACCTGGGGCATGTTGAGCGCCAGGCGGTGAAGCTCGGCGCCGCACCCGAAGATGCGCAGGCGCTCCTGGATGTCGCGGGACATGTCGATGCCGCTGGGGTCGTGGTCGCCCAGGTGGAAGACGTGGACCTCCTGGCCGGCGCGCTCATACGCGGTCAGGCGGTCGACGGCGGCCTCGTGAATCTCGCTCTGGCTGACGTAGCCCCGGCAGGAGTAGAAGGCGACATCGAGCTTCCGGCAGGTGCGTTCGATCACGCCGATCAAGGCGTCCTTTTCGATCCACACCTCGCACCGCACGGGCTGGTCCTCCCACTTGTCGAACTGGAACTGCTCCGCGCACGCCTCGACGACCGATGCAGGGCTGTCCCAATGGGAGTTGCTGCGGATGTTGCGGGTCCGGTCGACGATGTGGTCCCAGTCGACCAGGCCGGCGAGACGGGCATCGTTGATGATCGAGCCCAGTGCCTTGTATTCGCGCTGATTGTTGGCGATGAGGCCGCGCGAGACGAACTGGTAGTAGAGCTGTCGCAGGGTGAGGTCGTAGCCCTGAGCGGCGTATTCGATGAGGATGGCATTCGCCTTCTCGATCGTCTCGAGGGCATCGGCCCGGAACTTATGCTCAACGTAGAGGATCTTGGCCATGTTAGTTCTCCAGGTAGTTGATGTTGCTCACGACTGCCCCGCCTTCGTCAGAATCCAATCCACCAACGCCCAAACCGCCCGCGCCACGCCAGCCGCAGCGACGGCAATCGCGGCCTTGGTAGCGACGTGGCAGACGGAGGAGCCGATGACGCGGACGCGTCTCGCTGCGATGAGCCAGGGGTCCGTCACGGCCGCTTCTCCAGCCAGACCTTGTAGATCCCCGCGCCGAGGTTCTTGCTGCGGATATCGCAGGCGTATCCCTGGCAGAACACCCAGCCCTCGGTGGCCAGTAGCGTTTCTTGGAGCTGCTTGCGGGTAAGCGTGGATGTGTTGCCGATGGCGCCGTAGCAGAACGGCGGGAGGTGGTTGCTCACTTCGCGTCCCCTCTCTCCCGACACAGCAGGCAGCAGAACCCGTCCTGCGCGCCATCCCGCTTCACGTACTGCCGCGCACAGCAGCGGCACGCCACGGTCAGCCCCTTCGCCAGGTTCGACGCCGCCAACGCTTGGCGTTCAGCGAGCCGGGCGGCTTCGAGGACGCGCTTCTTCGCCGCTCGCGCCTTCTCCCTCAGCGCCGCGTGCCTCGGATCTTCCGGCAGCGGCGCCAGGGCCGGACGGTCGGCCTGCCATTCACGGTCGCGGTTGCAGTCGCGGCGAGCCTGGGTGCTGTATGGGCGGCGGGTCACGGCTCCACCTCGATGCCGTCTTCGGTCAGCATCCGCTTCACGCCGCTGAGCGCGTCGTTGAAGCCTGAACCATACCAGCGACGTTCATCGCCCTGGTCCACGCCGGTGGGCAGAGCTGCCGGCAAGCGCACCTTCCGCGCCTCGCCTTTCCCCTCTAGCGCTGAGCGCAGCACCGGCAGCAGCTCGGCGCACTCGCGGTGATGGATGCGCAGGCCCTCTGAGTAACGCGGCGTCCCGGTCAGACCCTCGGGCGGGGCGGTGTGGCAGGCGGCGGGCTTGGCGATCAGGTCCGCGGCGCGCTGGATGGCGAAGCGTTTGACCAGCCAATCGGTGGACAACTCGCGCAGCCGCTTCTCCGCCGCCTCCGCCCTCGCCCGCCAGTCCACGGCGGGGGCTGGGTCGCCAGGGTCGCCAGGGTCGCGAAGGTCTAGCGCGGCGGAGAGCCATGTGGGGCGATCAACGCCGCCATCCTCGCGCTGCTCCTGCTCCAGTTCATAGATCCCAACCAGTCGCCGAAGGGCGCCGCGATTCGTAGCCAGCGCCGCCTCCGCGCTCTCGGCCCTGATGCGCAGGGCGTCGCGCTCGGCTTTCACCAGGGCGCCGACGGCATCCGCGAATAGACCTGGCATCTCCGGCCAGTTCTCCAGGCCGAGCGCGGACTTCACTGCACGCGCCAGTCGGCCATGCGCCTGCCTAGTTTCGTCCCGCTCCTTCGTCAGCGCCTCGACCTGGGCGACGAGGGAGCGGAGGGCGGAGGCGTGCTCCGGGAATCCGCCCATCTCCAGGTATCCAGCAGCTTCGCTCACCTGCTCCAGCGTCGTGGAGGTGGGGTCGGTCACGGCTTGACCCCTCCAACCGCGAACGTGTCGAAAATGGGCTGAATATACCGCTCAGAGTAGGCGCTGCCGTCCGACCGCCGATAGCCCATGCGGACGATGTAGTACCATGTCCGATGCTGGTTCTCGCCGACCCAGCCATTCCCGCGCTTGGGCTTCCCGACGTAGACACAGGTCTCGCCGCCATCCAGCACCTTGCCTACAAAGTGATGCGTCGGCTTCCTGTCGCGAGCCGGCCAGATCTCGGGCTCGGTGGTCTTGGTGTCGCTCATGGTCGTCTCCGTTCGTGTGGTGCCGAGCCGTTGCGGTGGCTCGGCGGAACCGTCCGGCGTCAGGCCGGAGCGCGGGTCACGGTTTCGTCGTCGTCGGTCCGCTCGTAGACGATGCGGGGGTCGTTCTTCGCCGCGTTGCGGACGACCTGCTCGTCGACGCCCAGGATCTTCGCGAGGCTGTCGACGGTGATGTAGGCGCTCGAGGTGTGGGCGAGCTGGGAGAGGATGCGGTTCGACACCAGGTCGGAGCCAGGCCCTGCGATGGGCTCGGCGGCCGGCGGCTGCTGGTGCTCGGCCTCCGGCTCCTCGGCCGGGGGCGTGGCGCTGATCGCCGTGCCGCCGGGGATCTCGAGGATCAGGGCGTCGGCGTCGCTGCCGATGTAGGCGAGTTTCGAGCGCTTGGCCTTCTCGGTGCTCTTGACCTTGACCGGGATGCCCGCGTGGCTGCCGAGCGCCACCAACTCGGCCGGCCGCTCCTCGTTCGGTAGCTTCAGGCCCTCGGTCCGGTAGAGGTTGACGAACTTCTCGGCGTCGTGCAGCGGGTGGAGTACGGCGCGACGATCGACGACATCGGTCAGGACGTAGGCGCCGCTGCTCAGCACCAGCGGTCGGACGGTCGCCGGCTTGCCGGTGCTCACGAGCTCGGACAGCGCGGCCTGCGAGACCTGCGTCCAGTCGAGGCCGTCGATCTTCATCACGTCGCCGGCGCTGAGGCGGGTGCTGATGGCGTCGCTGTTGGACGGGCCGCCGTCACCGAAGGGCGCTTGGTCGGGCGCGACCGTGGTGGGCGCCGGCTTCTCGCCGTGGAACGGGATGCTGGCCTGCTCGCCCTCCTCGTCGTCGGCGTCGCCCACCTGCACCTGGACCTCGCCCCGGACCTTCTTCGACAGCGCGTCGAGGTGCAGGTCGTAGTCGTCCTTCGCCGCCTTGGCCCGGCCCTTGAGGTCCTCCCAGTCGCGGCGCTTAGCCTCTGCCTCGTTCGCCAGCTCGACGCAGTCGGCGCGTTCCCGCTTGAGCGCTGCGTTCTCGCCCTTGAGCCGCTCGTTCTCCATCTCGAGGATGCGGGCCCGGTCGAGGTCCGGCGTGTGGGCGGTCTCGGCGGTCGGCTCCTCTACGGCCGCCGGCGCCGCGGGCTCGGTCTCTGCGGCTGATCTAGCCGCAGCTTCATCGGCAGCGACGGTGGAGGGGTCGATAACTTCTGGTTCGGTGGTCACTTGATGGCTCCTTTGAGCACGGTTGCGGGGTCGGTGGGCTTGCCGGTCTTCTTCCACTTCACGTAGGCGCGGATGGAGGCGGCGACGTTCTTGGGGGTGTCGCGCCAGGTACGCTCGAAGCCCCAGGCTCGGCTGTCGTTCAGCGCAACCCCGTTGAGCCATGCGAGAGCCCAGGCGCCAGTGAACAGGGCGCAGGCGTCTTCGTAGGGAATGGAAAACAGGAGCTCAGCGGCGGTGTCGTATTCCGTCGGCATGCCGTCGAGCTTGAGGTAGGAAATGGCATCGGGGGAGCTGTCCCACGACACGCGCTTCGGGAAGACGGCAGGACACCACCCCATGGCGCAGCAGACAGAGCCGCAGGCCTTCTTGCCTCGCGCCCAGGACCGGACGACAGAGTCGAAATCGAACTTGCGGCGGGGTAGCTTCTCCAGGAAGGCCGCCAGCTTGAGCAGGTCGGCATAGCGCGGGGGCTTGGGCTTGGTGGGGGCAGTAGTGGTCATGTGGTTCCTATGTCGATGACGGTCCGGACCTGAGCGGCCGGACACTGGTGCTGCTCGTAAACGCACGAGAAATAGCGGGGCGCATCGTCGTAGATGTAGCCCAGGGTCTTGAGGATGTCGGGGATCGGCTTTGCGCCGGCGACGAGGTTGGCGAAATCGAGCAGGTGGGTCCGGTAGCTGATGATCCGGCAGCTCACCTTGACCTGATCCGGATGCCGCGGCGTCAGGCCAGAGCGCATCAGGATATGCCACTCGTTCCGCTCCTTGCGGTAGATCGAACGGGCGGCGCGCCCCTGCTTGTTCGTCCAGAGGTTGGCGCTCGGCAGCTTGCGGCGGATGGTGAGGCGGATCACGTCGGCACCTCGACGCCGACCGCGTCCACCGTCTCGGGAGCGCCGCTGCAGTGGCGCCAGAACCGCCAGTAGAAGGTGGACCGGAGGCCTTCGCACTCCTCGTCGGTCAGCTTCCGGCCGCCGAGCTGCGTGGCCGGCCGCGCCTCTCGGATCCATAGCTCCTTGGAGTCCGGCGCGCGGCGCTCGGCGGTGAGCACCCCAGCCCATGCCGGCAGGTGCTCGGTCGTCAGCTTGGCCTGCGCGGTCTCCCACAGGCGGAGCGGCACGCAGTAGAAGAACCGGCGATGCCGTCCGCCGTGCTCCACGTCATGGAACTTCGTGGTCCGCACCTCGCGCATGGGCTCGTAATCCCACCGTCTCTGCGTCTTCTCCGCGTCGCGCTTCCAGTCGGAGAGCGAAAGCTTCACCTCGACCTCGGTCATGTAGCCGGCGGGCGTCACGACGACCAGGTCCCGCTCGAACTGGCCGAGGCCACAGCAGCGCGGGATGACGAGATTCTTCGTCCAGCGGAAGGTGCTGGCGAGAGCGACCAGCATCCGGGATTCGGTGATCGGCTCGGCGATCATCGGGCGGCCCGCTTCGCCGCGATGAACCGGCGGACGGTGGGCATGAACGATTCGTGCACGCTGAGCTGCGCGCCGGTCTGCCGTGCAAAGACGATCTGCGGCGCCTGCTGCGGCTTGCGAAGGTGCACGGGCTGGCGGAGGCGCATCACCTCGAACGGGCCCTTGGCCGGCTCGGAGGTCCAACCCTCGGCCTCGCAGAAGGCGCGGAACGCCTCGGCATCATTGCGATGGAGCGTGGCGCGGTTCACCCGACGTACTCCCCGAAGTAGAGCACCACCGCGAAGAACGGCACCGGGTGCACGTACAGGATGTGCTTGTCGGCGTGGTAGAAGATGCCGAGGCCCAGGGCGCTGCGGCCCCGGCGGATGCGGACGAGGATCTTCACGCGGCTCTCCTGCCGAACGGGACGAGCGGCGCGGTCTTGGGCAGGTACAGCGGGTGTTTGGGGTGGCCGGCCATGGTCTGGCCGAAGCACATGAGGGTCGCCATTTCGTCGTCGAAGATGTCCATCGCCTCGGCCACGGCGCGCTCGTCGGCGACGGTCCCCCAGGCGCAGACGATGAGCGGGCACTCCTGGCACACCGCGCGTAGGGTCTGGTCGTTGAGCGCGATCTCGTTCAACAGGCGTGACACCGGCACCTTGCCGGGATCCGTGGCGCGGAAGGCCCGGACGTTGACCATCACCAGGCCGTCGCACCCCTCGCGCTGGGCGAAACCGATGCATCGGCGGATGGTCGGGTCGTCGAGCTGCGCGTCGGCCGTGGAGGGGTTCGCGCCGCAGACGGCGAACAGGTTGGCGCTGTCCGGATCGCCCCACACGCGGCGCAGGTCATAGCGGTAGAGGCCGCAGGGGCTGATGGTGGCGGAGCGGATCATGACCCGAGCGCCGATCTCACCACCGCCTCGACGTCGTCGGGCAGGGTGAACAGGCCGAGGGCGCCCTTGACCGGGACTGGCACGACCAGGCGGCGCACGTTGACGAGATGGAATCCGAAGCGGCCGGGAGACCAGTCGCCGACGTCCTGCTCCGTCTGCGTGAGGCGATGAGCATCGGCGGACGGAATGACCCCGTCGATGCTGGCGACGGCGACCACCGCGCCGAGCACGTCGTAGGGCATGGGCGGCATGCCCACGTCCCGAACGGCTCGATCGATCATGTGGCAGAAGCTGACGCTCTGATCCATGAGCCGCCAACCCGCCTTGCCCTTCGAGGCGCAGATCGCCACCTCGCCGCGGTGCTTCGTCTGCCAGCCGCGAGTCTCGTAGCGCTTGGCCCCGATGGCGATCAGAGTCGCCCAGGGCTGGAGGATCGAGATGGCGCGCATCATTCGGCCACACACCGGCGATGCATGCGCATGCGGAACAGGCGGTTGATCTGGCGAGCCAGCATTCGGGCGTGGTACTCGCCAGGGGTGTCAGCGAAGAGCGCGACACCGCTGATTGCCTGGAAGTCGCTGGGGATCACGACTGCGTGCTTCTCGCCGACCCTAATCACCTGGGCGAAGGGGCGGGCGCTCACGTCGCGGCTCCATTCGCCGGCGTGGCTTCGGCCGGCGGCTCCGCCTGCCCGGCGGTGGGCGCGGCAGCGCTACCGGCCTTCGGGGCCTGCCCCGGTGCCCAGGCCTCCGACAGGCGGAAGGCGTTGCCCTTCGTCCCATCCGGCCGCTTCACGTCCCCCACCACCACGAGGCGGATCGTCACCCCGATCCACGCCGTGCCGATGTCCTTGGTCTGGAGGTTCGCGGCCTTGGCGATGGCGCGCGCCACGGTCTTATTCATGCACCACCCCTTGGTGGCGCCCTTGAAGTAGGCGATGGCCTTGAGGTTGGTCTTACGGCTGTTGGGTACCGGGACCTCCTCCATGACGATGCGCTCGATCTGGACGGCGGGCAGGACCATGCCGACCGGGAAGTCGTCCGAGGCCAGATAAGGCGAGTTGCTGAGGTCGGCCAGGTTGATGGGCTTGTTCACAGGCTGATTCCTTCGGGGGTTTCGGTGATGTCCCCAGCCAGCCAGTGGGGCGGCGAGGCGGTGAGGTAGAGGCTCTCGGCGTCGTCCCAGCAGCCGGAAACGATGCGCGCGTTGATGCCGTGCAGGGCATCACCGATCGCGGCCTCGGCGATGGCGACGTAGTCGGGATCGAGCTCGACGATCCGCCACCGGAACGGGAACGCCTTCTCGCAGAAGATCAGGACGAAGCCCGGCATCCGGAGCATGTCGGTGTCACCGCGGCGCCGTTCGGTGGCGACCACGCGGCGATACCACTCCGCCTGGATGTGGTAGCCGCGCTTATAGATCTCGCGCGCGACGTTCTCGATCGCGTCGATGCTCTTGAGGTCGTAGAGGATGTCGGCCGATTCGTCCCAGTGGTCGACGCGGCACTGCACGGCGAGGCCGGCCATCATCGTGCGGACCGTGACCTCGCTGCGACCGCTGCTGAGCGCGGCGCGGCACTCGGCTGGCATCCGCTGCTGCATCATGTGGATCGCCGTGTAGTCATCCTGCTTGATGATCTCCCGGCCCTTGTGCGCCTCCTTCCACTCCTTGCCGTCCTTGGTGGCGAAGGACATGCCCTCGGGCTTGATCGCGATCGACTGACGGAACCGCTCCGGCTCCAGCATCGCGAGGTGGGTGAGCGTCCCCATCAGCTTCGCCGGCGTGTCGTCGTCCGGGACCAGGCCGTCGCGCTTGTCCTTGAACAGGCGGGGCGATCTCAGGAAGTCGCGGATGTCGCTTGAGCCGATGGCGGCGGAGGCGTGGTATTCGCCCATCGTTTCGGTGTACGACTTCACAGGCGACTCGCTTCCGACTCGATCCACTTCGCCATCTTCTCAACCTGCTCGGCGATCTTGACCCTCAGTGCCTTGCCCGCCTCGGTTGTCAGCGCCGGCACCGGCATGGCCCGGACGGTCGCGGCCAGGGTCGCGAGCTTCTGCTTCTCCGGCGCCGCCGCTGCTTGCCGCGCCGCCTCCTGCTCCCTCGCCACGCGGTCGGCCTCTGCCTTCCGCGCCGCGGCGAGCTCCGCCTCAGCCTTCTCCCGGGCCTGACGCTCGGCCAGGGCCACGGCGGCAGCGGCGCGCTCGGCCTCGACCCGCTTGGCCTCGGCGGCATTGCGCTCCTCGGCTGCCTTCCGCTCCTGCTCCTCGCGAGCGGCCCGCTCCTCGGCCGCGACCTTCGCGAGCCGCTCGTTCTCGGCGCGCATCCGTTCCCGCTCAGCCGCCTCCTCCGCCTCGCGACGGGCCTGGGCTTCCTTCGCCGCCTGCTCAGCCGCGATACGGTCGGCCTCGGCCTTGGCAGCGGCGGCGAGCTTGGCCTCGTGCGCCGACTTCTGACCGGCGAGGAGCTGCTCCCACTGGGCGGCCGGCATGTTGCCCAGGTCGTAGAAGGTCGGGTCGGCGTAGGGCCGGAGCGCCTCCTCGCGTTCGGCCTTGAGGGCGGCGATGCGCGCAGCCTCGCGCCGCTCCTCCGCCTTCTCGATCGCCTCCATCGCGTTCTCGACCGGGGCGAGCTCGTACTCGAGGACGTTGTAGATCCCGTCGATCGCCTTGCCGCGGCGGAGGCTGTCCTCCTTCTGCTCCTTGCGCGTCTTCTCGGCCGCCACACGGACGGCCTTGATGGCGAGGCGCAAGGTCCGGGCGGCGTTGGGGGCGTCGATCGCCACGCCCTTGGCCGAGTCGCGCAGTTCGTTGAACCGCTGGAAGTGCGGGGCGAACGCGACGGCGAGGGATCTGCGGCCGTCTTCGGCGATGGCCATGGTCTGGAGCGCCTTGTCCAGTTCCGCGGGAATGAGGGCGACGACGGGGCTGGGCTGGTTCATGGTCGGTTCCTTGGTTGAGGGCGTTTGGGGTCCCTTACGGGGACCAGGCGTGTCCTATCTCTGGGTTTCTCGGAACTGGCCATGGCCCTTGCGGACCACCCCGAGAGTTCGCACCCGGGCACCGTTTACGCCGATACCTTCGCCTCGGACTGAGGGCGTTCCGTCCCTTGCGGGACCGTGGGACTGATAGGCAGAGATCGGACAAAAGAGCTGGGGGAATAGCGGTCAGGCCTTGATGTCGGCGTGCTGCACGGCGACGAACCACAGCGAGAGCAGGTAGGCGCACCCGGCCTCCTTGTGCTCGTGCTTCGGCTCGAAGGAGCCCATGATGGCGCCAACGTGCCGGAGCGCGTCGCGGGTGACGATCCCGGGCTTCGGCGCCCAGCCCATGCCGCTGGGCAGGCCAGAGAAGAACCACCGTGAGACGAGCTTGTTCCACTCGGTCGGCCGGTTGAGGTTCTTGAACTCGTCGGGGATCTGGGACATGGGCGGGAGTAGCTCCCGCGTCCTGCCGCCAAACGCGATGTCGAGATCATCGACGCTCTTGGGCATGAACTTGGGCTGATCGGTCGTGGTCTCCGTGGTCATGATCTATCTCCTGTGAATTGGTGATTGGGGCACATGTACAACTCATCCGCCCGCGTCGCCTCCTCGCGCAGATCCGCAACGAAGTCCGCTTCGTGGCCGACAACGGCGTCCTGGGTCCGAGTGAGCTCGTGCAGCAGGTCGCCGGCGAGTTCGATCCACAGCTCCAGGTCACGCTTGAGCTTCTCGTAGTCCTCGGCCGTGCGCGGATCGGTGTCGAGATCCATGTGGTCGGCGAGTTCGCTGCGCATGGTGTTGCAGAGGGCGACGTCGGTGAGGATGGGGTGGTCGCTCACAGCCGCAGGTCCGTCACGAGCATCTGTTCCAGGCGCAGCCGCTCATCGAGGTTCTCGTCGACAATGCGGCGGAGGGTGGCGGTATGATCGGCGGGCGGGTCGATGACTGGGCCAAGCGCGAAGGTGTCGCCAAAGACCGACCATCCAGGGCCGGCGAGCATTCTTCCGGTTGCATGATTGAAGACCGGCCGGTTGTGAGCGCGGACCGTCGGCATGGCCCTCGACGAGGCCAGTTGGCCGGAAGGCGCTTGGCACTGCCACACGTCGTCGGCCCTGTGCCAGCTCGCGCGCGGGACCGCGGGAACGAGCGTCACGCCGGGGATATCGCTGTTCATTTGCGCTTCCTCTTGGGAATGCAAATGACGAGGTCACCACTGATGATCGCGTCGCCGTGCGGAACGGGCGAAGTCTCGCACGAGGCTGCGGTGATCTTGCCAGTGACCTTGAGGCGGAGGACCGTCGCGCCTGTCGGACCGTGAACCCACAGCGTTTTGCCGCCGTCCACGAACTCGATCTGCGCGGCGTCGAGAGCGATGCGATGGCCTCTCACCGGACGCCCCCCACGATCACCCCAAGCGCGAACCCCAGGACGAGCAGGACCATCCCGACCAGGACGTAGCCGATCGGGAACGGCTCGCCCGATCCGTCGCCGCGCATCCGGCTATCGAAGGCGTTGACCGCGACGTACAGGGCGGCCTTGATCGAGCTCTCCGGGAGCTTCTCCGCGACCTTGCCGAGGAGGTCGATGCACTTCGTCGCCTCCTCCTCCATCAGCGCGTGCTCGCGGCTCTTGTAGTGCCGCGTGCCGTCAGCATCGACGCGGACGAGCTTGTAGGCGGACAGGTCGGTGATGGTGTGAGGCTTGAACTCGGCGATGGCGGGCCTGGTGCCTGCCCTTGAACCGGCGACGCGGTCGGCCTGGTGCAGCGTGTCATCGTCAGTGCCGCAGCGGTCGAGCGCGGTGTCGCTGAGGTCGGCGGTGTCGGTGGTGGGGCGGGTCATGGCAGCGAACCTCCGGGCAGCACCACGAAGAAGCGCCACGTCTCAGACAGGCGCAGGGTCATGGTGCCGTCCTTGAGCTGGGCGACGGCGAGGCGGAGTGGGATGCGGTTCATGCCGCACCTACCCGCCGAGCCTCATAGGCAGCGATGCTGCGTTCGCGCTCGGCCTTCCGCTCCTCGTACCACTTCGCGAGGCCGGCGATCTCGTCCTTGGTCAGTCGGCCGGCGTAGGCGTCCATGGCCACCGCCTGCGGCCGGCGCTGCCACTCGTGAGCTCGCTGGATGAACGGCAGGGGCTCTCCGCCCGACGCACCGCCGGACTCAGCCACGGCGAAGAGGAGTTCCAGGAAGACGCAATCGTGGGGGCGTAGGGGACGGCGGCTCATGTCAGAACCTCCAGCACAGGCCAAGACTGACCGCAGCCCCGCCGATGGTTGTTGCGTAGAAATCGTTACGGTCGCAGTCGTGGCGCTTCGGGTCGCGGCTGTCGGCCAGCTCCTTGCCCGCACCGACGACCACCGCAGCGGCGAGACCGACCGACGCACGGACCGGCCACGGCGCGTCCGGCGCGATCCGGTCGAGCAGCAGCATCGAGCAGGCGGACGACGCGGCGCCGAGGACGAGGTGGGACTGCTTGTCGTCCTGGGTGAGGTCGAGCGCGCTGGCCGTGGCGATGAGCGAGAGGAGCAGGGCGAGGCGGGTCATTTGCCGCTCCGATCCATGGCTTCGCGCAGGCACGCCTCGCCCTCCAGGCACTTGGCCAGGGCGCGCATCTCGGCAGGTGTGAGCGTCGCGGCGATCGACCGGCCCATGCCGGCGAGCTTCATGTCGGTCAGTTCGTGCGCGGGGGTCCGATTGATCTCCGCGATCCGCCTCGACTCCTCATGCAGGCGCTGCGCGGAATCCGCTTGGTGCCAGCAGCACTGGCCGAGCTCGTGCTGCAGATGCTTGGGAAGGTTCATTTCACACCTCCAGCCGCAGCCACGACATCGCGCTCGAGCTGCGGCAGGATCGCGGCAAGCGACAGGATCTTCGCCACGAGCCGACGCGACTCGGCCTTGTCGATCCGGCCGTCCTGCACCGCGGCGAGGATCTCGTTGATCAACGAACTGGCGCGCGAGGCGGTCTCGTAGGCCTCGCTGATCGCGGCCGTGGGCTCAGCGACAGGCAGCGGCGCGCCGGTGATGTAGGCGACGACCGCAGCGCCGACGCTGGGGACGTGGCGGGCGAGGATGAGACCAGCCGGCAGCGACCAGCGGTGCAGATCCGTTGACCAGCCGTGCACCGTGGAAGTCGCTTCGCCAGTGGCCTTTGCGATCTTGGTCGGGCCGGCCTCGAGGATGTGCGCGGCGTAGGCTTCCGAGATTCCGGATAGCGACGGGGTGGACTTGCGGGATTCCGGACGGTTGGGGCGCGATAGTGAGGGCATGAGATTAGCCCTTCGCCTGGTTCGTGGTCCGGAAGCGCAGCAGCGGGCGGAAGTACTCGAAGCACGCGGCCATCTGCTCCGGGGTCGACTCGGTCGAGAACCGCACGGTGCAGGGGATGCTCGCGGGGTCGTGCTTGAGGCGACGACGACGGTCGACCTTGAGGGGGGCGGCGGTCTGCACGGGTCAGCCCTTGCCGCGACGGGCGCGCTTGGGCGCAGGTGGGCGGGATGCAGAGGCGGCGAGAGAGACGATCCCGGCCGCGATCAGTGCGCCCACGACTCGTGAAAGAGGGCGATCTTCGACCTGCGCTCTCCGGCGCAGCTCGACGACCTGTTCCTCGGGAAGGCTGATGGCGATGGTGGTCATGTTGGATCTTCTACCTAACACCGTGGGGTTTTTTGAAACCGGAACCGGCAGGCCCTTATGTTGGATCGTTTACCTAACAGTCTCCATATTGTCAATACTTCTATTGAAGCGGGTGTTATGGTGACGTTGAAGGTGCCGTTGATGTCACGACTTACGGACTTTGTCTCAATGGTCCTGAGGGACCGGCTGGACATCAGCCCGGCAGAATTCGCTCGTCGGATGAAGATCGACCGGTCGAGCGTGCATCAGGCGCTGAACGCCTCGCCTCAGTCCAACTCTTCGAGCACGCATAAGATCCCGCTGAAAAAGGCAGGAATATGGGCTAAGCATCTTCGACTGAGCCCATCCGAGACGCTGTGGTTCCTAACGGAAGTCGCCGTGGAACACAGCCCGATAGAGGCCCAGCGACTGGTCCAACGCCTCCGGGATCAGTCGCTGGCCCTGGCTAAACAGGTCTCGCGGTTACGGGATGAACTTCGGCGTGCAGGCGGATCAATGCCCGACGAGTCAGCGCCATTTGCTGACCAGTCTCTATTAGACGGCAGTGCTCTTCCTGGAGATCGCGTTGAGCCGCTGCGATCCGATGAGCTAGACGAAGGCGCTCCAGGGGGAACCGGATGACTACCTGCGAGCCATCAGCGCGGACGAACCTATCCGTAGGGGCAGCCAGGAACGTGGCGGCTGCCGTATCACCCGAGGCTTTGGCTGCCTTGGGAGCCCGTGAGGGCTTGGTCATGGGCGCATCATATCCGTTCATTGCGGTCCTTATCAACCCAGAGTTTTCGACATAGGAAGGGACTGCGCCGTGGAGCACCAGCCGTGCCGTTCCCGAAATACTACGTTGAAGGATCGCCGTACGCGGCCCTATGCTCAGCCTATGATGGCGGGCTATGCCAGGTCCGCGGCCCCGCAGGTACCACCCCATCGTGCGTGCATTTCGCGCGGAACTGCGGGCCAGGGAGTGGACGGCGTACCGGCTGGCGATGGAGACGGGATTGAATCAGCACACGATCCGTCGCCTTCTATCAGGCACCGGGTCGCCCACGCTGGACACGATCGACGCCGCCGCGCGCGCTCTGGGGCTCAGGGTCCGAGTGTCGGCAAACGAGTGATCGGACCACACTCCCCGTTTCAAATCGGTACAGAGTTTTTAGCCGGGACTTCTGGGTGTGAGTCGGTCACCAGTCCCTATCGTTGCCGCCAAGGAGCTCGTATGCGCACTCTCTTAATCTTGGCCGCCATCCTGTCCCTTGCCGCCGCCGAGGCGAAGCCGCTCCCCCGCGAGGACTTCAAGCTGACTGATGGCCGGACTTTCACCGGCACCTATGACGAGGTCACGCAGACCCTCGCGCTCGATGGCGCCAGGGCGTCGTTGAAGGTGGCCCCTGAAATGATCGCAGAGAGGTCGCCCGCGAAGCCGTTCGACGTGCTCGGCAATGAACCGGCCCCGGCGGATGGTGTCGCCGTCAAGAGCATGACACCCGAGGAGAAGGCGGCGGCCCAAGAACGATTCCGAGCTAAGCTCAAGGCGGATGAAGCCAATCGTCCTCAGCGAGAATACGAGGAAACGAAGGAGCTGGCGAAGAAGGCGCGAAAGGCTGCCGATGATTTTTACATGAGGGTCAAGGCGGCTGATCGCGCTCTCGCCGAGGCCTCTTCCATGGATTCGCAAAGGCGAGCGCAGAAGCAACGAAATGCTCTGTCCTATGACTGGAGTGACCTTGATGATAAGGCGAAGGCGCTGGAATCTCGCGCCGCCGATATGAAGCGCGAGCTTGACGCTGCGGCCAAGGCCGCGACCAAGGCAGGGAAGTAGATCGAAGCGGATGACCGCACGTCGCTGGCTCCTCTACACCCGCGTTAGCACCGAGGATCAGGCCCTCGGCGCCTCCCTTGATGCGCAGTTAGCCGCCTGTCGTGCCTTCGCCCAGGCCAAGGGGTGGGGGCCGGTCGAGGCGATCAGCGATCCAGGGTCGAGCGGTAAGTCGCTGGAGCGGCCGGGCGCGCGGGCTGTCCTCGCCGGCGCCCAGGACGGCACCGTCGCCGGCGTCATCGTCTGGCGCCTGGACCGATGGACGCGCAATCTCCGGGACCTCATCGACAGCATTGCCGCTCTTGAGGGGGCCGGTGCCGCCTTCGTCAGCGTGACGGAGAGCATTGACACCTCCGGCCCTATGGGTCGCTTCACCCTGCACCTCATGGGTGCGCTCGCGCAGCTCGAGCGAGAGACGATCAGCCAGCGGATCCGGATGGGAATGCACCAGCGCATGGCTGATGGCAAGTATGTCGGCGGCCCGGTGCCCGCCGGCCTGGTGGTTAGCGAAGGGCGTAAGCTGGTGGCGGCGCCACCCGACTCCCTGGCCGTGGCCGACTGCTGGCGCATGGTACGCGAGGGCCGGAGCCTGCTCGATTGCGGTCGCCACCTGATCGCGGCGAAGGTCCCAGGCACCTGGACGAAGTCCCGGGTCTCGGCGCTGTTACGATGCCGGAAGTATCGTGGGGTCCTGATCTCGGCCGAGGAACAGGACCAAGCTCTCGCGGCCTTGGGGGTTCGGCCTAGCCCCGGAAATCGGCGGGCGGGGCGGCTGGTCGCCGCGTCACCACAACCCTCGGACCGGGTGTGGCGGCTGCACGGTATCGCAGTCTGCCGTCGCTGTGGGTCGGCGCTGGTTGGCAGCCACAGCACTGGCAACGGTGGGCCGGTGGCCTACCTGCGGTGCGGCGGCCGGATGCGCGGCAACGGCTGCGACGCCCCGAACCTGCCGGCCGAGGCCTACGAGGCTCGGGCAGTGGCCGAGGTCGCCCACATGCTTGCCGATGGCCCTGGGATGATCGCCCGACTCGAAGCGACGGCTCGCCTGATGGCTCAGCGGGCCGAGCCTGCGGCGAAGGAGCGCCCGGCCCTGGTCCTCGAGATTGACCGCCTCCGGACTACGCTGGAGCGGGCGCTCGACTTGGTGCTTCAGGGCGGGCCCTCTGCCCGGGCGGTGCGGCAGCGCGTGGCCGACCTCCAAGGGCAGATCGAGGGCCTAGAGTCCCGGCTCGCGGCGATCGACGGGGCTATCGCGGCTGCCGGGCTGACGACCCTGGATGCGGCCGCCACGGTCGCTGCGATCAGGGAGCATGGGGACGGGCTTGCTGGCGCGTCGCGCGAGGATCAGGCGCTAGCCATGCGTCGCGTCGTCCGGGCGATCCGTTTGGACGTCGAGGGCATCGATGTGGAGATCCACCCCCCGGGGATGGTGCGCACGGAAGGTGCGGAGTGGTTACCCGTGGCCGACGCCTTGCGCACCGCCTGGACCCACTCGTCCCCCATCCGACGGTTCCGGGGGGCGCGGGGCCGCTGGGAACTACTTGCGGGCTAGGCCGCCACTTGATATGCCCTCGC